ATTAAAATTGTACAATTAAATTCTTACACTTCGCCTATCATAAAGGTCGATAAAAGGGATAATTACGTTACATACGGAAACAAAAACGACTACTTTCAGTACTTAATAGACAGGTATACAGGTAGTCCAACTAACAATGCTGTGATCAATGGAGTATCACAAATGGTATTCGGTAAAGGACTTGATGCAACTGATAGTAATAAAAAACCGAATGAGTACGCACAAATGGTAACATTATTCCATAAAGATTGTGTACGTAAATTAGCATACGATCTTAAACTTATGGGACAGTGTGCAATTCAGATCATATATAGCAAAGACAGAAAACGTGTAGCACAAATAGAACATATGCCAGTAGAAACTTTGGCTATGGAGAAGTGTAATGATAAGGGAGAAATAGAAGGTTTTTATTATGCACCAGACTGGTCAAAAGTAAAGCCGAATGATCAGTTACAACGTATACCTGCATTTGGGACAAGTAAAGAAAACATCGAAATACTTTACGTAAGACCTTATGTAGCAGGGCATTACTATTATAGTCCAGTCGATTATCAAGGTGGTTTACAATACGCAGAACTGGAAGAAGAAATAAGTAACTATCATTTGAACAATATAATGAATGGTTTAGCACCTAGTATGCTAGTCAATTTCAACAATGGTGTTCCAAATGAAGAAGAACGTGCAAACATCGAGCAACGTATTATACAGAAATTTAGTGGAACAAGTAACGCAGGTAAGTTTATCTTATCGTTTAATGAAAATGCAGAAACGGCAGCCGATATACAGCCAGTTCAATTAAGTGACGCACATAATCAATACCAGTTCCTTAGCGACGAAAGTATGAAAAAGATTATGGTAGCACACAGGGTTGTTAGTCCGATGCTTTTAGGTATCAAAGATCAAAGTGGTCTAGGTAACAATGCAGACGAATTAAAAACAGCCAGTACGTTAATGGATAATTTAGTTATACGTCCACTGCAAAATCTATTGATCGATGCGTTCGATAAAATACTTGCATATAATCAAATTAGTTTGCACCTATATTTTAAAACTTTACAGCCACTGGAATTTGTAGATCTTGAAAATGTAATTGATGAAGAAACTAGGGAAGAAGAAACAGGACAAAAAATAGAAGAAGAAGTTAGTACTGTTCTAGCTAAACTATCAGCAGAAGAAAAAGGTCAGATCGAATTGCACGACGACGAGTATCTAGGGATATTGTCAGAGTTGCACCCAGACGTTATAACAGATGAATGGGAAATGGTTGCCAAACGTGAATACAGCGTTTCTAACGACAGCGACGAGGAATGGGCATCTAAACATATCACTCCTAAACAAACTACGCTACAAAAGTTTGCAAATGTGATTACATCAAAACCAAGTGGGTTTAGTTATCTGGATAAATCTTTTTATAAAATACGTTACAGGTATGCAGAAAAATATAATAGTTCAAATACAAGAAAATTCTGTAAAGCAATGATGCGTAGGGATAAAGTTTATCGACTTGAAGATATTGATCAAGCCAGTATAGCAGGAGTTAATCGTCGATTTGGTCACAAGCAGAAACCATACGATTTGTTTAAATTTAAAGGTGGTGTAAATTGTGGTCACTACTGGGAACAAGTATTGTATAGATTAAAAACTAAAACCGACGGATCACGCTATGAAGATAATGGAAACTTAAATCAGTTTGAAGAAACAGGTAGTATACCAAAAACGTATGAAGCGAAACCAAGAGGTACAGCACGATCACAGCAAGTAGAACGAGACAGAGCAGATAGAGGACGTTATCCAAGTAAAAGTTAAAATATGGCAACAGCATTATTGATTAGCAGAACAGATCTAGTGAAGAATACGATAGTTGACGGCAACGTTGATACTAATAAATTTATTCAGTTTATCCGTATTGCACAGGAAATACATATCCAGAACTATTTAGGTACGTCACTACTGGAAGCAATACAAGGTAAGATCATAGCAGGTACATTAAATGATCCTGCAAATGTAGATTACAAAGATCTAGTAAATGACTACGTAAAAGATATGTTAATACATTACGCTATGGTCGACTACATTCCGTTTGCAGCATATCAAATACAAAACAAAGGTGTGTTTAAACATACTAGCGAGAATGCAGAAATACCAGAAAAGGCAGAGTTGGATTTTTTAATTGACAAGCATAGAAACTTTGCACAATTTTTCACTCGTAGATTTTTAGATTACATACAAAATAATATGTCTAAATTCCCAGAGTACAATAGTAACAATCAAGAGGATATGTACCCAGACACAACGGCAGATTTTACAGGGTGGGTATTATGAAACGAAAAAGTAAACCAAAAAAAAAGAATGTTGAATTATTACAACAGTTTTTAAATAAAATTAAAGTGAAACCATATGAGTACACTCACAGGATCAAAGATTAAGGACACTTATGACGGACTATTAAAAACACAAAATAGCCAAACACTTCCAACAAATGGTAAGGTTATTATTGAGGACGGAGTTGGTGTTGATAGTGCTTTAAAACTAGGAAGGGTTAATAATGGTATTGAAGTATCTGGTGGAATTACTGGTGCGTTAAAAGGATCAGTGACTACAAGCAGCATAACTGCAAGTAATACAGATATAGACGTAGATGCTAACTTAGTAAATTTTGATAGTGCTGTTGAAATACAAAATGACCTAACTTGTCAATCAAATTGTAATGTACAAGGAACACTAGAAGCAGGTGCAATAAAATTAGGTACTGATCAAATTAATGATTTTATAACAGAAAGCGAAGGTATAGGTGCAAATGACAATGACGTATCAGTGCCAACGTCAGCAGCAGTTAAAGATTATGTAGACAATTTTACTCCTTCTAACATTAAGAACGTTACAATGTATGGTATGGTCAATAATCTTGCTAGTCAAGGATCTGGTGGATATGATTATATGGAATGGACTTCTAACGCCACTCCAGAATTTCAAGTTCCTGCCATAACAATGGTGCAAGATCTAAGATTAGTAAAAGTTGCATTTGTCTGGCTAGGAGAAGTAGCATTGAGTATACAAACTTTAGAAAAAGTTGCCTTCACACTACGTAAATTAACAGCAGGTACGTCATCTAAAATTGCTAATTATACAACGTTGGGATCATTGTTTGACATAGATTATGCTGATAATGGGACGTTTCCAAATGGGTTGATCACTTTAGGGACACCGATAAGCGTCAGTGCAGGAGACATAATTGCTTGTATAGGGCAGGAAACAGGTACAGTCACTCCTAACAATGGAGAATTGGCTATAACATTTTTATTTGAAGAAGTTTAAAATGGATCACGCAACGTTAAAATTATATGGAATTAATATGAGCAGTTTAGCTATAAGTTTCACTGAAATAGATATGGCTTTAAAATTATTGTTGTTAGTTGTAACAATAGGGTACACTATTAACAAGTGGTATTTAATGAATAAAAAAAAGGATAAATAATGGCTTGGGGACAAATATATTGTTCATCTTACTGGGGTGACGAAAAAAACAAAGATACAGTTCCACAATTTGATACGTTGAATTGTACTGGTGGATCTTCATTTAATAAATTCGCTACAAACTTTGACGGACAAACACCAGGCGAAAGTATATCTTTAAAAAGTACAAATGGAATAGAAATAAACGAACAATCTGGAATGACTATTATGGCGTGGGTTAAAATTGATCCTACGTTAGAAACAGGTTTGTATAACCAGAAATGTATAGTAGATTATTCTAGTGATATATTTAACACTGCAAACGGAAAAGGTTATTCTATATTTTTAAGAAAAACAGCAGCCACGTTTACAATGAATTTCTTTTACAAACGTGTAGGTCTAAGCAGAACACAATGTGACGTTATTATTGACTTAAATTCTGCATCGAATAATTTTGACTTTAGTAAACCTATGCTTATTGTATGTAATATGTCTTTTAATATAGAGCCAAACGGAAGCACAGTAACAATCCAGAATATGAGAATATGGCAAGACGGCGCAGGATTGAATGGTGTAGGTTATGTAGACGGCAGTACAAATACTCAATCTATTAAAGGCACAGTGTTTCCTACAACGCAAAGTCTATGTTTCGGTAACACAAACGATCAAGGAACAGTGAGTAGTGAGTTTATAGGACAAATTGATGAAGTCGCTATTTATGAGCATAATATCGACACGAACTATATTCAGTTTAGTAATGATTATTTTGACGGAAGGAATGATGACGCAAAACTAAATTTAGCTAATCTAAACTTTTATAGTGATATAGTAGGTTGGTATAGATTTGGAGATTTACATACAGTTACTCCAAGTGGAACGCTAGAGTTTCCAAACGCCAGTAATGGTATAGCCAGTGATGCTGAAGGCGATGTTAGTATTACAAGTTCAGATATTGTTAACGGAATAATAAATTAGATTATGATAAAATTTTTAAGAGCAACAGCAGATTTTTTACAGAACATCAAATGTGATCTACATTTTAAGTGGAACGCAATACTAGATAATTTAAAAACAGAGTGCCAGTGCGAAAGATCAATAAAATAATTATACATTGTACAGCAACGCAAGAAGGTCGAGATATACCACTGGAAGAAATACGTCGTTGGCATTTGAACAGAGGTTGGAGAGACATTGGATATCATTTCTTAATTCAGCGAAATGGAGAAGTAGAAGAAGGTAGACCAATAGAACAAACAGGTGCGCACACAAAAGGAGAAAATTTTGACAGCATAGGTATAGCATATGTTGGTGGTGTAGAAAGTAAAAAACAAAATGGCAAATGGATAGCCAAAGATACACGTACTTTAGAACAGAAGGAAGCACTTGATGATCTGTTATGTCGACTAAAAGGTTTGTACTCTAGTGCAGTGATCTATGGTCATAATAACTTCAGTACGAAAAGTTGTCCCTGTTTTGATGCGAAAACAGAATACGAATGGATAAGTAACCAGTTTTAAATGAAAAAAATACTTAATTTTCTTACAGGAAACGTAATAGGTAAAATAGGCGAAGTAATCGATGAATTATTTACGTCTGATGAAGAACGTATAAATGCAAAGAACAAAATCTTTAAAGTGATCCGTCAAAAAGAATTGGAACTCCAGAAAATGCAAACGGATATAATTATTGCAGAAGCGAAAGGTAATTGGCTACAAAGATCTTGGAGACCGATCCTTATGTTAGCGTTTGGCTTTATTGTGATCTACGTTAAATTTCTAGCACCATTATTTGACTTGAAAATACCAGAGTTAGAAAACGAGTTTTGGAATTTACTTCAGTTAGGTATAGGTGGATATGTGATAGGAAGAACAGGAGAAAAAATGATGCAATCCTATACGCAAAAAAA